CTCACCGCGCTGCGGGCGGAGCGGTATATCAACTGGAAGCGGGCCGCCACTAACGCGGTGTATTACCTCACGGGCGCGGTCTATCCGATCGTCTAAGGCACAGGGGGATCCACGGCGGGCATACCGCACGGGATCCCCCGTTTCATATGCTGCAACTCCGCATTGGGCGATTCGAGCTCAGCTTCAAAGCGGCCCCACTGCGCCCGATCGGGCGGGGCTCGGGCAACTGGTATCCGGTCGTGCGGGAACCGTTCACGGGCGCATGGCAGCAGAATCAAGAGATCCCGGGCGCGACCGCGCTCAGTAATCCCACCGTGTTTGCGTGCGTCACCCTGATTGCCGCGGATGTGGCGAAGCTGCACTTGCGGCTGGTGGAGATTGACGACGAAGGGATCTGGACGGAAACCACCAATCCCGCCTATTCGCCCGTCCTACGGAAACCGAATCGCTACCAGACGATCGTCAAATTTATCGAGCAGTGGATCACGTCCAAGCTCGTGCATGGCAACACCTATGTGTTGAAAGAGCGCGATCAGCGGGGCGTGGTGAAAGCCCTGTATGTGCTGGATCCCACCCGCGTGGTGCCGCTGGTGTCACAGGATGGCGCGGTGTATTACGAGCTCCGCCGCGATGATCTCTCGGGGATCGCGAGTGTGACAGGACAGGTCACAGTGCCTGCGAGCGAAATCGTTCACGACATTATGATCCCGCTCTTTCACCCGCTCATGGGCGTCTCCCCGCTGTATGCGTGCGGGGCCACGGCGCTGCACGGGCTGACGATGCAGGACACGAGCACGAAATTCTTCAAACAGGGGGCCCGCCCCAGTGGAATCCTGACGGCCCCCGGAGAAATCCCGCCAGAGAAAGCCCGCGAATTGAAAGACCGCTGGAACACGGAGTTTAGCGGCGAGAACGCGGGCCGCGTGGCGGTGCTCGGCAACGATCTGAAATACGAAGCCCTCATGTCGAATGCCGTGGATTCCGAACTGATCAGCCAGTTGAATTGGACGGCGGAAACGATCTGTAGCTGCTACCACGTGCCCCCGTTCAAGGTGGGCGTCGGGGATGCGCCCCCGTATAACAACGTGGAGCCCATGAACCAGCAGTATTACAGCGACTGTATCCAGAGTCTGCTGGTGTCCTTCGAGACGGTGCTCGATGAAGGGCTCGGGCTGGAAGGCACGCCTTACGGCACGGAATTCGACGTAGACGATCTGATCTGGCTGGATACCGTCACCCGCACGAAGGCGGCAGCGGATGCGATCGGCTCGGGCGCGATGGCCCCGAACGAAGCCCGGAAGAAGTGGTTTGGCTTGGGCTCGGTGCCCGGGGGCGATTCCCCCATGGCACAGCAGCAGTATTACAGCCTCGCCGCGCTCGCCCAGCGGGATCGCGATCAGCCCTTCTCGAAACCGGCGCCAGCACCCCCAGCGCTGCCGCCTGCACCTGAAGAAGCGGATGAGGGTGAGAAAGCCTTCACGGCATTTTCTCTTGCGCTCTTGCGGAAGGATTGGAGTGCGGATGCCCTTTGATGCGCCCGCCTTCGCAGACGTGATCGAAACCGTGATCAAGACGGCACTGGCCCCGCTTGTGGCCCGTATCAAAACCTTGGAAACGCACACCACTGCGGATCTCGTGCGGGTGGAAGGCTATACGTCATTTCTGCAACGGGATCTCTCCGCGGCGATGGAGCGGATCGCCAGTCTCGAAGCGGTGCCCACGCAGCCCGGGCCGCAAGGGCCCCCGGGCTTGGATGGCTTGGGCTTCGATGCCTACACGGTGGACTACGACGGCGAGCGCACCTTCACGCACCGCTGGCAGGCGGGCGAGAAAGCCGCGGAGATGACATTCCGCACCCCGATCGCGATCTATCGGGGCGTATATCTGGACGGCAAAGTGTATGAACGTGGGGATCTCGTGACGCTGCGGGGATCCGTCTACCACTGCGATACGGACACCACCACCCGCCCGGGTGACGGGAAGGATTGGACGCTGGCGGTGAAAAGCGGGAAGGACAGCAAAGCGCCATGGCCGCGGTGATCACCCTCGCAGAAGCCAAGCGGCAGTTGAAGATCCGCGATACGGATCACGATCTCGAAGTGCAAGCCGCGCTCACGGATGCGGATGCGGTGATCCGGGCGTATCTGAACGACATGAACGATCCGTTATGGGATGACACCACCGCGCCCGCCCCCGTGAAGCGGGCCACGCTGCTGCTCACGTCACAGCTATATGACAACCCGGGCGATGCGGGCATGGCGGAATACGAAGACACGTGGTCCGCCATTCGGAATGTCTTAGCGTCGTGGGGCCGCACCCCCACGCTGGCGTGATGCCGATTGGAGACTATCGGCACGTCGTGACGGTGCAGGATCCCACGGCGCTGATGCCCGATGGCGAAGGCGGGTGGACGGAAGGGTGGGCGGATCTCGATCCCGCGAAGTGGGACGTGAGCATCATTCGCGCCACCGCACGCGATTTGGAACGAGTAGGGGCAGGCACGATTCTCACGACAGCCACGCACATCATTGAGGGCCGCTATCGGGATGATGTGAGTCTCACCACGCGATTGCTCTTCGAGGGCCGCGTGTTTGCGATCACGGGGGTGGATAAAGTGGAAGAGCGGGATGTCACCCTGCGGTTAATCGCAGAGGAACAAATCTAAATGGCCAATAACCGCATGACGATCGAGGGCTTGGACGAATTCACGCAGTTGCCGCGGCACTTGCGGGAACTGTCGGATCCGATCGTGCGCTCGCATGCGGAGCGGGCTTACACCGATGTGCGGAGCGCCTACAAGGTGATCACGGGCACCCTGCGGGATGGTGTGGTCATGAATGCGCTGGCCACGGGCGATCCCTACACCTCCGCGTATGTGGTGGCGTCCACCGCGGAGTATGCGCCCGCGTATGAATTCGGCAGGCAGACGGACAAAGCCCGCCGCGGGCGTCCAACATTCATTCCGATCACGCAGCGGGAACAATCCGCGAAGAGCCGTGCGGTAGCGGCGATGCTGCGGGAACAGGGCTTTGTGGTGACGGGTGAGGATGCCTAGTGCAGTCGGATTTGAGTGCGATCGATGCGGCGATCTATAACGCGCTCGCGGGTGATACGGCCCTGCGGGCCCTCATGCCCGATGGGGTGTTTTGGGATATCGCCCCTGGTGCTGATCACTTCGTGTTAATCGCCCGCAGTGAGGGCGAGCACATGGACGCGCTCGCGAATGAAGATGGGTGGGATCGGATCACCTACACGGTGCAAGCGGTCGATCAGTCGGGCAGCGTGGTGGCGTCCAATGATGCGGCCTACCGCATTCACGAGCTCTTACACCACGGGTTACAGGATGTGGAAGCGGGGAATTACACGGTGATGCATATCGCCCGCGTGTTACCGATTCGGTATATGGAAGTCGATCCGCAGAATACCGCCGCACGGTGGCAGCACCACGGTGGCCAGTATCAAGTGATGGTGTGCCCGTCCACGCGGGCCTAAGGGGGAGCGTATGTCAGCGACATTACGACGGCACGGATCGAAGGGCGATGTGCTCATGGATCCCACGGGGGGCGCCACCACGGTGCATGTGGCGAGTTTGAACGGCTGGACTGCCGACTTCAGCAGAGAAGCCGTAGATGTCACCGCATTCTTAGACACCACGAAGGTGTTTATTCAGGGCACGCAAACGGCGCAAGGCACCCTGAAGGGCTGGTGGGAGGCAGTCGGCAGCAAGGTGCTCTTTGATGCCGCCTTTGGCGATGTCGCGGTCATGTTGGAGCTCGTGCCGTCCACGCTGGACGCGACCACGATGTTCACCGGCCCCGCGAATCTCAGCATGTCGATTGAAGTCGCGGTAGACGGGGCGGTCACCGTGAATGGCACGTGGACGGGCGCGGGCCCGTGGACGCTCGAAACGGGCGTGTAGCACACATCCGATGCTGCGTGGCACTGTCGCTGCCGTCAAGTGGCATTACTACACCGCCGCGGCGGTGAACGGCTACACGGTCACCCGCACCGATGGCAAGATCTCGCTGGTCGCCACAGTGGTGATGCGGGATCCGTTTAAGTTGTCCATGCGCCCGCTGATCTTCGAAGCCCCGCACAAGGCGGGCGCGTGGAAGTGGCCGATCGTCACCTATGCGCTGGCGGAATCCGGGCGACTCACCGCCACGCTGGGGCCTGAAATTCTCGATACGGTGGAACTGGGGCCACCCAAGGATCTATGTCTCGATTTCTCAAACCCGAAATAGTCCGCATCAATCTCACAGGCGGGGATTGGATCACGATTAAGAAGCAGTTGACCGCAGGGGAACAGCGCCGCGTGTTTGCCCGCTCCACGCGCCAAGTGAAAGTGAGTGCCGAGGGCAGGCGCGAAGTGGAGCTCGATCTCGAAGCGGCGGGGGTGTCCAACATCGTGGAGTATCTGATCGATTGGAGCTTTACCGATCACGCAGGGCACCCCGTGCCGATTAAGGACATGCCCGCGGAATATGTGATCGCCACGCTGAACAGTCTCGATAGTGACAGCTTTGCGGAGATCACCAAGGCGATCAGCGATCACGAAGAAGCCTTAGCACAGGAAAAAAAACTTCCGGCTACCGCGAGCGTATCGTGAGTGATCTCCGGATCTGCCGTGTGATGCGCTGGACGTATGGCGATGTGCTGGCGCTCCCGCAAGACGTGTATGCGATTCTCGTTGAGGAACTCTCGAAGGATTCCAGCGAGTTGATCTAATGGCCCTCACTGCCAAATTCATAGCCGACTTCACGAGCTTTTACGATGCGGTGCAAAAAGCCACCGTCAAGGTGCGGGATCTCCACGATGAAGCCAACAAGGCCACAGGCGGCTTCAACAAGATGGTGGACTCGCTGTCTGGCGACAAGCTGCGCCAGCAAGCCACGCTTATGGTGCGGGCCGTGGAAGAAGTCGGGGGTGCCAGCAAGCTCACCGATGCGGAGATGAAGCGCATTAACGCGACGATGACGGAAACGATCGCGAAGATGCAGAAGATGGGGATCGAAGCCCCGAAGAGCTTCACCGATCTGCAAAAAGCCACCGAAGGCGCGAATAAGGCCACCTTTGATTGGAAGTCCACCCTCATGAGTGCCGCGGGTGTGGTGGGCGTGGCCTTCTCCGCGAATGCGTTGAAAAACTTCGCCCTGGACGTGATCGCGACGGCGGGCACGATTGGCGATATGGCGGAGAAGTTAGGGATCTCCGCGGAAGCCGTGCAGCGGTTCTCCTATGCGGCGGAGCAGAGCGGGGCCACGATCGAAACGGTGGATAGCGCGATCAAGAAAATGAACGCGAATCTATCGGAGGGCAGCAAGAGCACGAAGGAAGCGCTGCACGCGGCGGGGCTGGAATTCGATGCCATTCGGAAGATGGCCCCCGAGCAAGCGTTTACCGCGATCGGGGATGCGATTGCCCGGATCCCTGATCCGATGACGCGATCGCAAGTGGCCTTAGAGGTCTTTGGTAAAGCGGGGCAAGAATTACTCCCCACGTTTCTGGCAGGGATTAAGGCGATTGGCGATGAAACGGTGGTGATGACGGATGACACCATTGCCCGCCTAAAAGCTGCCGAAGACATGTGGCGGAAAGCGTTTAACACGGTGAAGGTGTATGGCGGGGAAGCCATCGCCGTGCTGGCGCAAGTGGGCGAAGCATGGCAACGCAACGCGAAGCTATTTGCCGAAGCGGCGAATCCGATTGTCGCGATCCGCAAGGGGATCCGGGAAATGGATCTCACCGCGAATGCCGCCGCGCAATCCGCATCCGACTTGGGCGCGATGGTGGCGACGATCCCCGCCCCCGCGATGGCCACCGCTGCGGCCCTGAAACCCGTGGGGATGAATGCCGCGCAAGCCGCAGCCACGATCGACGTGATGAACGCATCGCTCACCAAGACCAGCCCCGCGATGCTCGCAGCGGCGGAAGCGGCGAGACGGTGGGAAGTGGTGATCGAACGGGATCGGCATGAAGCGTATCTCCTCGGGGAATCCGCCGTGGCCGCTTCGCAAAACGTGGCGGGCTTCACGATTCGCATGTCGGAAGCCGTGCAGATCAATCGCGATTTCTCCGCGGTGCTCACGGAATCCACGATCAAAGCCGACAGCTTCGGGCATGTGCTCTCCACGAATGTGATGCCCTCACTGCAAGGGATCGGGAACGCCACGCACCAAGCGGGCTTACGGATGCAGGAGACGGCGACGAAGCAACAATTTCTCAATGCCCGCACGGATGACATTACGGGGATTCTCGGGGGGATTCAAACCGGATGGGCGCAAATGGCCACCGTGGGGGCCAAATCCATCCAAGGGATCACCAATGATCTGATCAGTGGGAATTGGGTGGGGGCGATCACGAAAGCCACCGTGGCGCTGTCGGGGTTTATCGGGAAGCTGTTTAGTGCGTCCGAAGAATCCAAAAAAGTCAGCCCGATGCGGGATGAATTCTTCCGCCTGCAAGGGGGCTTGGAACGGCTGAATCCGCGGGTGCAAGAGCTCGAAGGGAATCTCTCCGCCGTGCAAGCCGTGTTTGACGCCAAGACGGTGCAGCAATATGACGCGGCCATTGCGAACCTGAATCGCATTCTGGAAAAAGATAAGACGGCGATGGACAACGCGACGGATTCCGCCGACGACTACGCGGCCACGCTGAAGAAGATCCCCAGCAAGGTGCCGATCGAATTCCGTTACTCCGAATCCGGCGACAAGCCCTCAGGGGCGGAGATCCCCGGGTTTGCCACGGGCACCGGGGGCCGCTTCGTGGACTTCGGGGCGGGCACCCTCGCGATGCTGCATGGGCGCGAAGCGATCGTGCCGGAATCCGCGGTGGCGAAGGCCACAGGCGGGGCGGGTGCGCTCGGGGGCAGTGTCACGATCAACGTGAACGCCCAAGGGGCCTTCTTCGATACGCCCGGGGATCTGCAACGGCTCGCGGATAAAGTGAACGATGCCCTGACGGCAAAGTATGGCCTTACCAACCGCGCACGCGCCGCATAGTGGCCCGGTCGATCAGCCGGGGGAACAAGCCTATCTGTGGGCGCGATCGGGGATCGCCCGCTCCGCCACCACGCGATCCAATTACGTCAGCATCCAGAACACGATCGATTGGATTGTGCGCGATGAGGCGGGCGCGATTATCAGCACCACGGATATCAGCGGCGTGATCCTGCAACACAGTTTACAGATCACGCAGGCGCTGAACGATGAACCCGACACATGCAGCTTCACCTTGAAGCCGCAGGCGCCCCCCGCCGCCGTGCCGCAAGTCGGGCAGGAGATCCGCATTACGTGGGCCCCGGGCGCTCCGCCGCTGTTCCACGGTTACATTCTCGTGGCGCAATCCGACTGGCGGCTGACGAATCTGCAACCACCGTGGATCGCGATCCAATGTCAGGATCCCATGTGGCGCTTCGATGCCCGGATCGTCACCTATCGGTTCCCCGCGCAATCGGTGAGCGACTCGATCGCGTTTCTCGTCAAGTATTTCTGCAACGTCGATCCCGCGGTGCCGTCCGGGCTCGACTTCTCCACGGCGTTTGTGGAACAGGGCATGCCTGCGATCCCCGCGTTTGACGTGGTGAATCAGCGACCGTCCACGGTCATGCGGACGCTGACGGCGAGTGTGGGCGGGGGCTTTTATCTCGAAGGGCTGATCGTGCATGCGTGGGCGAACAGCGTGAGTGAACCGAACCAGCCCAACCCGCAACCGCTCACCGTGGGGCTGAAGAGCTTGTATGCGTTCCGCCGCACCGAAGATGCCACGCAAGTGCGGCGGCGGGTGCTCGTGGAAGGGCGCCGCTCCAGCACCCGCGTGTCCTTGCCTGATCTCGATGCGGATCACGGCTTCGTCATTGGTGCGGCGATCGAGGATGCGTCCCTGTTTGCGCTGGCCACGGATGACGCGCAGCTCACGCGGTTCGGCACGCAGTGGGTGAATGTGCGGCGGGCGGTGAGCCCCACGATGACGGGACAGAATCCGCCGCAAACGAAAAGCGCGGTGGCGTATACGCCCGGGGATCTCACGCTCACGCTGCACGCCCTGCCCGCGGGGCTCGTGCCACCCCCGTATGGCTGGATCCGGGTGGGCAACCAGTATCAGCGGTATGCGAGTGTGATCGGGGATCCTGCCGTCGATACGTGGGCGGTGGAACTGTTTGTGCCTGATGAGCCGCTCTATGGGTATTTCACGGTGCCGATTGCGGCAGAAGAAATCGTGGAATGGGTGGACGCGGCGAACTCCATTCAATCGCAAGGGCTCAGTTGGGTGACGCCGAACGACGGCGATCCGTATATGCGGGCGCACCCCGTGGACACCCCCGTGGTGGTGCTCGCGGTGGCGCAAACCACACTGGGCCCGTGGCCCCCGCTCGAAGGCTTCGTGCAGGATGGCCGCTACAGTTACGCGGGGGCGCAAGCCCGGGCCGATGATGATCTAGCGGGCTTCAAGGATCCGCTGGTCGCCGTGGAATGGCAGACGGATGATCTCAACGCGCTCCCCGGGCGCTCGCAAGTGATCGCGCTGTCGAGTGCCGCGGTGAATCCGCCGATCAATACGATCGTGACGATCCTGCGGGTGGATCTGTCGTTCCCGCTCCGCACCCTGCCGCCACGCCGATCGTGCACAGGCGGGATCGTGAAGCCGAGCTCGTTTATGGATCTCGTGGTGACGACGACAAACTAGAGGGGACCGATGCCGATTACCCGCACGATCATGATTGACGATGACGGCTCGGGCACCACGGGCACGATCCTGAATAACGCATGGAAGCAGGAGCTCTACAATCAGATCGATGCGTTCGCCGCGGCAGCACCACAAGTCGGCACGTGGGTGCCCGTGGATGCGAGCGGGGCGGGCTTGGCGATCACGGTCGTGACAGCCCGTTATTGGAAGCTCGATAAGCTCGTGGTGCTGTCGGGCTATTTCGTCTACCCGAGCAATAGCGATGCAAACGTGGCGAAGGTGGGCGGGATCCCCTTTCCGAACGGGGCCGCGGATGGCGGGTTATACCTGACGAACCTCACCGCCCACGGATTCTTTTTAGTCTCGGGCGCGACGGCGATGGAAATCCGAAACGGGGCCACGGGCGTGCCCCGCACGAATGTGGAAATGGCGGGCGCGAATCTTGTGATCGCGGGCACCTATCTGACGGCATAAATACTATGGCTGCACCATTACCGCCCCAAGGCGAGCAATCGCAAGTCACCGAGCGCCCGCTCCGCGTGTTTGCGGAGCAGTATCAAAGCGGGCATCCGCTGCCGATCGGCGTGGTGATCGATCCCGTGGCGGGCGGGATTCCGATCTACAGCGACGGTCAGCCCCGGGTGCTCACGCCCACAGGCTGGGTGGTGGTGCATCTCACCGAGTGGGTGATCAGTAACCGCTACACGGGGAAGCCCACGGAAGTGATCGCCGCAGAGGAATTCGCGGAACGCTTCGGGCCCGGGGGCGCACCGCTCCCCGAATAAAGAAACGAAGGGAGAACCATGATCACGTTTCTGTTCCTGCTGATCATTCTCGGGTGTGCGCTGTATCTCGTGGAAATGTATATCCCCATGGCCGCGCCCATTCGGATCGTGATCCGGGTGGTGGTGATCCTGCTGCTGCTGTGGTATCTGCTGGCCCTGTTCAATCTCGCACCCATGCCCCCGCGGTGAGCATGCGATCCTTGGGGTATGCGGGATGATCCGTTACTCGTGGATCTGGTCTGCGGGGCAATCGCGGAGGGCTTCTGCCGCACCGAGGGGGATTTGCGGGAGCTCCTACGGGAGCTCGAACGGCTGATCGCGAAGGACATGCAGCGGCCCCCGACACGCGCTCGCCCCACCAAGGCGGTGGTCTTGGGGGGCTTCCCAAAATTCTGAAGTGGCGGAAGTATACTAGTCGCCAACTAGTATACTTGCGTCAGCCGTCCTAGCGAGTATACTAGGCACCGCCTAGTATACTTCCAACGATTCACTAACAAAGGAACGGTGTCAGATGAGTGACCAGCAGCCTACTCGCAAGCGTTACCAGATCGAGATCTCAGAAGAAGACATTGCCAAGGCGAAGCGGAATGATTCGTATGTCTGCGTAGTGGCCCAAGCGATTGCCCGCACGATTCCCGATTCCACACAGATTGCCGTCGATACACAAACGATTCGCTTTTCTACGAACGGGGATCGTCTGGTCTATCTCACACCGTATGCGGTGCAGGGGTATGTCGTGGCGTTCGATGCTGGCGACGAAATCCAGCCCTTCACATTTCAACTGCGGGAACCGGTCAAAGTGCGGTCGTATAAACGCACGTCACTGGGAAAGAAAGTTGCCGACAAGGTTTGGAAGGCCCGTAAGCGGATTCAGGACAAAGCGAAATCGAGCGGCTTGCCGCTCAATGATCCCGCCGTGAAGGCTGAGATCAATGAAACGTCCAAAACGATCTACAACGAGATCGTGGACGAAGCGAAAGCCGCGGGCGAACCAGCCGCGCAATTTGCGGTGTCACCCGGGCGCGTGGCACCAAAGCGCGTCTTCAAACGGCGGGAGCGCACCTACGGACATCGTCTCCTGCGGATCAATCAGAAGGAAGCGGAAACCTCGTCGAACCTTGGGCGACTGGCAGGCGGAACCGATTAGCTATTCCCGTTCTATTCCCGGGCGATTCATAGGGGGAATGGCGGGATTGTCAGCCCGCCATTCCCGATCTGTTCCCGTTATGCCCGCTTAGACCGCTTCAATTCGAGGGCGGTAGTTCCCCGCAACCATGCGTCTAGCTCCCGCTTATCGAAGCGATACCGCCCGCCACAGCGGAGATAGGGTAAGCCGTGGTGATACATCAGATCGTAAAGCTGGCCCGTGTCATTCAGACGCAGATACACCATAGCCTCACGGGTTTTCAAATACGGCGACTCGATCGTCACGGGTTAAATCTCCTCAAAAAAACGGGAATAGAACGGGAACAGAAACCCCTAAACAGCCCCTAACAGGCCCTAATAAACAGGTGTTATGGTGCGATCCCACTGTAACAAAAATAGGGGATCTGTATAGGGAAAACAGGTAAAAAGAATGGTGGGCGCTGTGGGAATCGAACCCACCGCTTTCGCCGTGTGAAGGCGTCGAACTTCAGCCGGATGTGCTAGGGAATCTGAGGATTTCGAGGGGAAACGGGAACAATACGGGAATGGCTCTACACGGGTCTAGGATGCCCTAGGACGCACGATCGCCGTGGCGGGAAGGAGTAGGTAGGGGTGCTCACTTGCCCATGCTCCTACGAAGCCGGTCAATTGGGCTCTCCTCAGTTTCCGTGGCCCCTCCCTGCACGCTGATCGTGATTTCCTTCCCCGCCGTGGGGGCATACTCCCAATAGCCTGTGCTGGGGTTTGGCGTGCGATGCACCCCGCGCTTCATGGCAATCGCCACAGTGGGATCGCGTAAGAGTTTTTCTAGTTCCGTGAGGATCTCGCGGATCATGGCTTCTTCCATTACTTCGCCACCCCGTGCAGCTTGTCAATGGCCGCTCGCATTTCGTCTTGCGTGACTTCGTTGTATTCCCGCAGCAGCATGTCCGAATCCTTCCACCCGCCAATGGCCTGCACCACAGACACGATATCCGAGCTCGTGCCCGTGCGGAGCAGGCGGATCGCCCCCGTGCGGCGGGTGCTCCAATGGAACGTATTCCCCCCTACCTTCTTGCCCCACGGCACCTTCACCCGAGCGGCCACGCGACGGCACAGCGTGAGATAGGCATGGGTGCGGAGGGCTTCGGACTCCGCGGGATCATCCGCCGTAGCCGTGCGGCGGTGGGGGAACAGGAACGCACTGTAGTTGTTATCGGGCAGCGCGGCGATGCCTGCCCGCACCCGCGGGGAGAGGGGGATATCAATCTCCACCCCATTCTTCGGATCGAGGGCCCGCAGGGCACCGCGCTCCACGTCTACCTTCCGCAAGTCGATCACGTCGGAGAGCCGCAGCAGGGAATCCACGGCGATCATGAACACGAGCGCATCCGCGGGATTCTGAAAGCCCGCCAGCATCTTGGCTTCTTCGTCCTTCGTCATGACGCGCTTTTGTCGCACCACGATCTTCTGTGACGTGCCCAAGCCCCCCACGCCCGCGATCGGGCTGGCGGTCAGATACTTCGGCACCGCTGCCTTCAGGATCGACTTCAGCAAGTTGATCTCCCGCTTCACCGTAGACGCGCTCGGGGGCGGAATCACCCGCCGTGTGCCCTTCGTGCCCCCGAACCGCTCCACGATCGTGGGCGTGGTCAGCCGCTTCGCCCGCCATGCCAGCACCACGTCCCGATCAATCTCGGTGAGGAGGTGCGCCCCGAACGCAGCCCGGAGCCGTGGCAGGATCTGCCGTTCCCGCACCCGCCCCTTATGCGTGGCAATGTGGTCGCGATCGTAGATCGTCACCCATGCATCGAAGGTGATCGGCTGGATCGTGGCGCGGTGCACGCCATTGGCGAGCTCCAGCATGCGCTTGTGGTAGAGCGCATCTGCGATCGTCTTGCTGTCCTTCTTCTCCAGCCGCGTGGTGCCGATGCGGATCTTGGTGTTTTCCTTTGTGCGGGTGGGCTCCAAAAACAACCAGTAGTAAGGCGAATCGGGGCGGGTGAAGACACTCACACGCGGGCCCGTTCACGGATGGCCCGGGCGATATCGATCAGGGCAGGTTGTAACGGATGTGGGGGCGGGGGCGTGCCCCAGCCCTTCCACGTCTTGTGCAGGAACACCCCGATATTGATCCCGCTCAGGAGCGCGGCAAGGATCGCGGCTATCGTTGGAGCCATACCACCAGCAACGCAATCGCGAGTGCGACGGCAATAATAAATTGCACGAGCGCCAAGGTGCGCTCTGTGTTCGAAGTCATTTCAATCTCCTATGGCGAAATACTGCCGTGAAGGGCATGGCGAATCGCTTGGTTTGTTTCAGGATCGCCTGCGCCATCTTGGGCCGCTTCCGGGCGAGTGCTACGAGATCCTGCACGTGGGCAGCAATCACGCTGGCGGTTAATTCGCGCACCGGGATCTGTGTTGGAGAAGGCACCGCCCACAACTGGCCGCGGGGCGTTGTGACGGTAATCGAGCGCCGCCGCCGTCGTGTCCGCATGCATCCCCCCGTTGTGGCGTGTCATTTCGTTTTGGCCGTCGTGCGCGGCGGCGGGACAGTGGCCGCGGGCACAGTAGAGGGGCGGTATTCGGCCCCAAACGTGAGCTCTTCCAAGTGGGCGAGTTCGTCATCATCGACGGGTAAGAGGCGGGCGATCCACGCGGCGATCCGTTCCCGCCGTTCATCCGTCGTGGCCGAAGCGAAGTAGCGCTTAAGCGCATGCTTCACGTCGGCCCCGCTGTGGTGATAGGCGTGGGCGATTTTGAAATCCTCGCTTTTGAGATCACGGGTGTGGGGATCCGGGCGCACGGGGGGATCGTCTTCCCGGATCAATTCATCCAGCGTCAACCCAATCGCCGCGGCGATCTTCAGCAGGTTGGTGTCATGCGTTTTGCGGATGGCCTTCTCGAAGCCTTGCAGGGTGCCCACGGAGATGTGGGCCAGCTTGGCAAACTGAATCTGGCTCATCTCCCCGTGTAAGCGCCGCCATTCGCGCACGCGCTTCGCTGCCCGTTGCAACACAAGTTGAGTATCCCACCCAACGTATCCATTGGTATAGCCAGCCTCAATAACGTCTCGCCCACTATCATCTGGCGGTAGCTTAAGAAAGTCGTTGCGCTCCGTCAAGTAAATAGGTTATTGTCGCCAAATACTCAACTAAGGTGGGAGAAATGAGCGACAGACTTACCGAATTAGCCCAACTTAAAGCGGAAGTTGCCCAACATCTAGCCACGGAGTCGGAACGGTCTGATGCGATGTTGGCGAAGGAACTGCGGGATCTCCTGCACCTAGACAAGCAGACGTTCTATCGATGGGCACGGCTCGGGAAGTTCAAGCTGTTAGAAATTCCCTTCGGGCCGCACGTCCGTAAGCGGTATTCCCGCAAGCTCGTGATGGCGCTGTTATCGGGGGAGCAGATTCGCAGCCGTGCGAGGACCGCATGAAGCTGGCCGCACCCGCGAAGCCTGCCGTGGCGTCCCCGTATCTCACGACGAAGGAAGCGCTGGTGTATCTGCGGCTGAATGATCCGGGGGCCCTGTATGACCTGATGAAGGAGCAGGGCCTGCCGTATCTGCGGTGCGGGGGCCGCTATCGGTTTGACGTGCGGGAGCTCGATGCGTGGCTCCGCGGCACCACGGCGCTGGAGTTACGGCGGGCGAAGTAAGCGGATGCGTGGCCGCACGTTCGAGACACTGGACACGATCGGGCAACGGTTTGCACTGCGGAAGGGGGCAGCGATGACGGATCGGTTAACCCTCGCACCACCCAAGGAACTGCCCTCACCTGAGGTGCTGTCCAGCGTCTTGCTGGGCGGGAATCTGCGGGATCTCTCGCCCAAGCAGCAAGTGTCGTTTTACGGCTCGATGTGCGATTCCCTTGGACTGAATCCCCTCACGAAGCCCTTCGAGTTCATCACCCTGTCGGGGAAGCTCGTGCTGTATGCCACCCGCAACGCGACGGATCAGTTGCGGAAGATCTATGGCATCAGCGTGGTGATCACCGCTCGCGAAGTGATTGAGGATACCTACGTCGTGACAGCAAGAGCTACGCTGCCGAGCGGGCGGGCGGATGAATCGATCGGGGCGGTGCCGATCGCGGGGCTGAAGGGTGAAGCCCGCAGCAACGCGATGATGAAGGCGGAAACGAAAAGCAAGCGGCGCGTCACCCTCTCGCTCGTGGGGCTCTCCACCCTTGATGAGTCAGAAGTCGATTCCATTCCGAATGCGGTGAAGATCGATCTGCCGAAGTCGGCATTATCTGCTGGTGTGCTGGATTCCCAGCCGGGAAAGGGAGAAGTTCCCGCGGCTTCGGCAGATCTCAACAGTCCGATTCCAGACACGTGGAAGCCCTTTGCAAGCGAGAAACTCACGGGGGTGATTGTCGCGATCGAAACCGAAACCTTACCCGGGAAGAAGTCGGGCCGCACCTATACGAAAAGCACCGCGGTGCTGGACTCGGGCGAATCCGCGGCCACGCTGGACGCAGGCACCGCCACGCAAGCACAAGCCTTTAAGACGGCGGGGGATCGCGTGGTGATCACCGTGCGCCCGCACGACAAGCTGGGGAAGGAAATCGTGGGGATCGCGCTCGATGAAGCCTTCTAAGGGGGGCGTGATGGGCAAGCACTTACAGGCGGAACCACGTATTGAGAAACCCACCGATTTCGATGGCTGGGCGTCTGAATTGGCGCTCTTCGCGGATTGTGAAGGTGAGACTGCGGTGCTCGGGATCGTGATGCGATTTGCACCTGAAGAATGCGTGCGCGCACTGTCGGCGGATCAACGGCTCTGGGCATCCGTGATCGCTCGCGCACGGTATGCAGATATGAAGCGGTATGAGATGGGCGTGTTGATCGGGCTCACACAGACACATGAGTGAGGCTTGGTGAGGTGCGGTTGGGTGCGGTGCGGTGAGCACTGGTGGGGCTGGGTTTGGCATGGTGAGGTTGGGTGAGGCGGGGCACGGTGAGTTAAGGCACGGCAAGGTTCGGCGCGGTTAGGTAAGGTCGGGTCGGGTGGGGTCCGGTCGGGTGCGGTGTGGTGTGGCGCGATTGCCTAAACAATTTCACAAGAGAAGGTGGTGAGTGCATGTCAACGATCACAGCGATTGGCCCCGAGATCACGAATGGCGCAAAAGTGATCATCGAAGCGGGGGTGCCCTATGGCGTCGAAGTGCGGATCGTCGGCATGGCCGATCTGATCTTTCACCGCTGGAATTGTGAAGCTGTGGAAGCCAAAGGCAAAGCCGCGAAGGGCAGCAAGGCGAAGAAGTCCGATGACATCGAAAGCTATGTCTACCGCGATGATGACGGCGTGATCTGTTTACCTGGGGAATATCTCCGCCAGTCGATCATCAACGCGGCGAAGTTTCGACAGGATCCGCGAAGCCCGCGGAAATCCGCGATGGATCTGTTTAAGGCGGGTGTGGTGTCGCTCACGCCGCTGGCATCTATGGGCGTGAAGGAATGGGACTACGAGCACAAATGCCGCGTGACGGTGCAACGCAACGGGATCACCCGCGTGCGGCCCGCGTTCAAAGCCGGGTGGAGCACCGATCTCCTCATGATGGTGAATCTGCCCGAATACATCCCGCCCGATGTGCTGCACGACGTGATCGTGAATGCGGGCAGGCTCGTGGGTGTGGGTGATTCGCGTCCCACGTATGGCCGCTTTCGTGTCACGCGGTTTGAATTGACGGGATTGTGACGTGGCAAGATTGGGCACGGCACGGTCGGGTGGGTCGGGGTTAGGCATGCCTTGGTAAGGTGCGGTCTGCCAAGGTGAGGCTCGGTGAGCGTAGGTCTGGTGCGGCAAGGTTGGGTCGGACGTGGCTCGTTGGGGTATGGCGGGGTCCGCCAAGGTTTGGGCGTGGTCAGGTGAGGCGAGATCGGGTTGGGTATGGTCAGGAGTGGCCTGGTCCGGTTTGGTCAGACAGGGTGTGCTGTGATGCGGTCTGGCACGTCGGGCTTAGGTACGGTTGGGTAGGGCACGGCATGGTGAGGTTTGAATGACGACCACGGATTACGTTCGTGAGCTTCTCACAATGAGTGACGAGGACTACAACCAACAGCGGCCCACTGACAACGCAGCAGATATTGATGCCTTGCGATTCTTTGTGAGTCTGACGGAAGAGGACTATGAACACTGGCGTGAGCGTATTGGCTACGATCCGTGCGTGGAATTCTGGCGTTTAGATTTCATGTATCGACGTGAGCTCTACCGCTTACAGCAGGTGCAGACAATCCAGGGCCGTGCTCGATTACCGCAACAAGCATCATTATTCGACCGGGCACAACTGGACGGGGAAGGCGTGTATATCCATTCCGATGGCACTGCGGCGAAATTTGGCCGCACGGCGGTGAGTGAACGGAACCGCCGGAGATCACACCAAACCGGTAATCCCCGTGATCTTGTATTGCTGGCGTGGCTCCCGGGTGCCAGTGAAGATCGGATGTTGGAGCGGTTTGATCACTTACATATTCGCGGCGAGTGGTATCGATTAGATCCTGAATTGCTGGAATTTATTCGTGCATGGCAGTTAGTGGAAGGCGTGTTCGACTAGGTAAACACAATCGCGGAAGTGCGCTTCACCGGGGGCTTCTTCGCGCCGCGTCCCGGATCCGTCGTGCAGGATTCGGTGCTATCTGGTTTTCTCCTGAATGCCGAAATTTCGATTTTCGGATCCGGGAAAAAAGAAGCCCCCGTGTGCTTAGTGTTACGACTGTGTAAGAACAGTAGCGAGCGTAGCAACGCGCTTCCAATCAGGTTGCCCGTGGTGCTTGTTGCAACTAGCAAGGGAGAGAGAGAGGCGAGAAAGTTTGGATTCGTTCGCACGCTTCCAAGCCGCCTATCCCGCGGCCCGTCGCAAGGGTGGCGACTATGCGCGGGAACTCTTCGAGCGTGCGGTAGGGAAAGTGACCGAGCCCGCGTTATTTGCGGCACTGGAGCAACACAAGCGGAGCGCACAATGGCAAAACCCCCGATTCATTCCGTCGATGCTGACGTGGTTAGCGCACGAGCATTGGATCCAAGTGCTCGACGAGCCCGAGATCCCCGCCAGCCGTTTGACTCCGGGCGAACTCGCGAACCGTTACCGGAAGTGAAACCGGATGCCCCACACTGTCCACGCTGTGGGTGTTACCAGTGGACGTATCGCGGCGATCGTCAGTGTTGTCTAGACTGTGGCTACTAACCGAAAGGGCCCGATGCTGTTTGTGCTTCTGCTTCTCGCGTTCGTCAGCAGCGGGTGCGAAATCGATATCGTGAACCCCACCCCCGTGGTGCAAGCGGCCCCCCCGAGCGGGAGCGGTGGTGGTGGCGGCACGTCGATCACCAACGTCAATACGAATACAAACACGAATCAAAACGATCGCTCGGACACCGCACAGCTCCCCCCGCCAACGTCACCAGCAGGCACAGGCACCGTGAACGGCGTGCTGCCCTTGCCCACCTATGGCGAGCATGTGACTCGCGATATCGCGGGCCAGAATCCCACGCTCCTCGCGAATAGCTGCCAAGAGCACACGGGCGAATCGGCATGGCAATTTCTGGATCTCGTGATCCGCACACTCCGTGCACAGGATCAGCGCTGGGGCTACTTGTGCAAAGACGCCCAATGCGTCACCTTCGCCCGCGATATCGTGGCGTATCGGGCAAGTTCAGGCGACACAGGCATTTGGATCGTCGACGTGATTGGCAATCACTGTCCAGGGGCGACGACGGGCGATGTCCCCACGGTGCGCTGGGGGATCTTGCCCTTTGAACTCGAGCGTAGGTGGGCGGGCTCAAGAGTCGCGGGTGTCTTCCCATGACCGTCGAATATGCGGTGACGTTTGAATTTGAGGAGCAGCCCCCGATCACGCACAGGGGCACTATTGCGGGCTCCACGGCGGTGACAGTCGCGAAGCGAGCGTTACAAAGTGCGATGAAGGCGCATCCGGGCTTGCGCTGGTCTTCCCTTGTGGTCGTGCTATTAGAGCGCGTCGAAACCGCGTGAGAAGGCATGGGCACGATCTGGGGTGTCTTCCGCTGCTGGCTGCGGGTGCTGGCCTGTGCGTGGCTCTCACGGGGCTTCGGCCATGGGGATCTCGTCATGAGCGGCGATGAACTGTGGACGGCGTGCGATCACTGCGGGTGGAGCTCCATGGGGATCTACGTGGACACCCGCCATGTGCGGCTGGCGTGGAAGTATGACCGCCAGCGGATGCGCTTTCGGAGGGCTAGTTGACTCGCGATCGGGAAGTCTGGACGGAGTGGTATCAGAAGCGGCTTCAACAAAAGCCCGAGGCGCCGTCTGCCCCGAAGCCTAACAAGTATCACGCCACGGTCGTGCATGTGGACGGCTTGCGCTTTGACTCCATGCGGGAAGCGGGCCGCTATCAGGAATTGAAGTTACTCGTAGCCGCTGGCGAGATCTGCGAGCTCGAGATCCACCCGGGCTTCCCGCTCATGGTGCCGGAGCTCGTGGGCGAGACGCCCCCCACGGTGCTCCACACGATCGGGCACTATCATGCGGATTTCAAATACCGCAACGTCCGCACAGGCAACGTGATCGTGGAAGATGTGAAAGCGAAACCCACCCGCACGGAAGCGTATAAACTTCGCAAGAAATTCGTCGAAGCGCAGCATCAATTGACGATCGTAGAAGTGGCATAACGCCACGAAAGGATCTCCAAATGAATTCACGCATGGCAGTGATCACGTTCATGGACAACGAACCGAACCGCCCCGATCCCGCCTGAACGAAGGCAACTGTAAGCGCCAGACGCTGAATCGGCTGGACAGCTTCGTGGACGGTATGGCTAATAAGAGACTGACTTATACGGACTTGATCGCGAAGCCGGAGGGTAACTAGATGGCTGAGCCGATCACCGTGTGTCCGAAGTGCCAGAAGCCTGCGTTTGTGATTACCTGCAACGCCTGTGGGCACCGTGGTTGTCACAACGATTGTGAGCGCCACGACTGCTACTGGGTCTTTCGTGAGCGATTCGCAAAGGCTGAGAGCAAATGAGTGCCTGCGAAATTTGCCGGATGGGAGAGTCGATGACAAAACCCAAGGTTCCAAAGGCGTTGGACGCGATGGTTGATACGGTTCTGGCCTACCGCCCGAAGGCACGGAGCAAGCCAGCCGTTCAGCGCAAGCGCCGCGCCACGGGCCCGCTCCCCCCGGGTGCGGTGACGCTCCCCGTGTTCCCCTTCGATCCCACGCTCCCCGATAACACGCTCCCCGGTTCGCAGCCCGGGATCGATAACACGCTCCCGGGTGGTGGCGTGGGTGGTGGGCACCCCTCGGGCCAGCCGATTGTGCCCGGACGTAAATTCGTCGTGAAGTGGTTCGCGTGTCAGGGGCTGATCCTGGTGCCCGATAACACGTTACCCCCCACGGCAGAACCGAAAGCGTAACCATGCGGCTCTTGCTGATCGCCATACTCGCAGCCCTACTCGTGGCCTGCGGTGTGGCGATCCAAGGGCGCATTGAAGTGGGTGAGGATGTGGGCAAGCCGCAAGCGCAAACCCCCTGCCCGCAAGAGGCACCCTAATGGATCCCACGGATTACGACATTACGGAAGCGATGATCATTTACGGTGGCGGGTTTGTGTCTGCCTTGGGTGCGTTGTTCCGCTGTGCCGATGCGGAGAATCAGCAGATCTTAAAGTCTGCGTTCGCGCACTATTGGACGGAATATCGCGAGCTCTGTCTCGCACGGCAGGACA